AATCCCGGGTTTTCGTACGACGAGCTTTTAGGTAAATACCATTGGCTTAGAGAGCGATTGATCGATTTTCTTGAAATTCGACCTATGGAAAATTTGGAGAAATCTGAATTCTTTCACAGCAAGAAGCTTGTTCCAGTGTGGTACGGTGACGTATGGAGCGTGGGGAGGCGGTTGGCTCGTGTGGTCAAGGTGAAGAAGATCACTCCGGAGGAGTTTGTGGAAAGTAGACCTAAGGGTAAATACCAGGTATATGTAGAAGCACTCCAGGAGTTGGTTGATAATAGGAAACTTGCGCCTAAGGATGTGCATGTTAACATTTTTGTGAAATGGGAACTTGTGCAAGCTGCGGACAAAGACCCTAGAATCATATCACCACGATCACCCAAGTACAACATACTCCTTGGGCAGTACATTAATAAACATAATGAACTGGCCATTTATAAGGGTATAGACGCTTTGTGGGGGGAAGAGACAGTTTTTAAGCATTGCACTTTGCCAGCGATGGCTCAGGAAATAGTAAAGAAATGGAATTCCTTTTCTTGTCCAGTAGCGGTAGGGCTGGATGCTAGCAGGTTTGACCAACATGTATCGGAGTATGCTCTGGACTATGAACACTCGGTTTACAAGAGATTGTTTCCTGGGTGTGCAGAACTTCGGGATTTACTACGATGCCAACTTGTAAATTATTGCAAGGGTAAAGGTGATACCTATGATTTTGAATATAAAGCAACTGGAAGGATGTCCGGTGATATGAACACTTCTGTTGGGAATGTGATTTTGATGACCAGCGTTTTACTACATTGGAAGGAAGCTCTAGGGCTTAATTTCAAATTAGTTAACAACGGGGATGACTCAGTAGCAATAATGGACCTTAAGGAACTACCAAAATTTTTGGATGGCTTCGATTTGTTCTTTGTTGGTTACGGGTTTAATATGGTGGCTGAACTTCCAGTTTATCGTGTTGAACACATTGAGTTTTGTCAGATGAAGCCAGTCCACCTTGACAAGGGATGGATGATGGTTAGAAAACCAACTAGTGTTTTCAAGGACATGATAGCCATTTCAACCAGAGGCGTGGCACACTATGACAATTATCTTAGAGATGTTGGCATGTGCGGTCTCTCTTTGTATGCAGCTTGCCCTTTAGTCGGAGTTTTCTACGAAACTCTAAGCCACATGGGAGTGGAAAGACTAGAAGGTGAGTTACAAGGGGGATTAGCCTACTGGATGAGACAAGGGGATCTCGAGAAAACACCTGTTGTTCCAGGTGATTACTCGACACAGAGTCTCTTGAGTTATTGTAGAGCTTTTAATTTCAATCCTTCAGTCGTAGGTGAATTTGAACAACGAGTG